ACCTCTTCAGCAGTTTCTTCTGCTTTCTCAGCAGTTTCTTCCACCTCTTCAGCAGCCTCCTCTACTTTCTTAGTAGCTTTCTTCACTACTTCATCAGTGATAAAAATCGAACCTGCTGAATTGAAGCCTGTCAAGAGTCCTTGAACAAACTCTTGATCAGGTTCATAGCCTTTGCGTGGAAAAACATCATCAATTTTATATTCATGTTGTTCTTTGTCACGCATGTCCTTGAATGGACGGATTACAGTATAGGTCATGTGATACCTCCTTATGCTACAACATCAGTGTATGTGCCAAAGAATCCAGCAGCAGCATCTACTTTCTTCACATCCAAACGGATGAAGAGACCAAGCAATTGGCCATAGATGTCATTGTTCACCCATTTAACAGATACTTGAGAACGGTCAAAGAGTTTTACGAATTCAGAAACATCACCAATGAAGAACTTCATGTCTCCTTCAGCTCCAAATACAGTGTCATCTACTGGGTAGATTGTTTTGCCACCAAATGAATAGCCTGTAGGTGATGCAACATCCGTTTGAAGCATGTAGCGGCCATTTTTGTCTTTCACTTTATCAAGTGCTGCAAACATTGATTGTGTTACAACAATACTTGCTTTGTAGATTGATTTGAGTTTCTTATTGTAGATGTCCTTGATGCCATCGAATCCAGCAGCGTCTGCTTGAGTTGCTGATTTGAGGATTGTAGCGACCAATGACAATTCAGTGTTTTCACCTTGATTTAATACTTCATCTTCTACGATTGACATGATGTCATAATCTGCATCATCAATCATTTCTTGAGATACAGGAATGTAACCACGGTAAGTCTTGATTGAGTAATCAATTTCGCTGATGCTTGGTTTTCCAAGTTCAGGATTAGCTTTCAATTCATCAGTTGAAGCCATTTTGCTGTCTGTCTTCTTGATAACTGGATATTTACCAGAACCACTATTTACTTGAACACGTTGGACAAGATCCAAAAGTGGATTGCGTGTTTTTTCAAGGAAGTGAGGTTTTAGCACTTCGGTTGGGATCAAAGCAGCGCTTCCAGAGTCAGTTGTTTTAAGACCTTCAATGTTACGAGTTTGACCAGTACGAATAAATTTAGCGATTGCGTCACGTTGTTCCAATTTCTTTCCTCCACGTTGCTCCCCGTCTGGATAAGTTGGGGCTTTTCGATTGTTTTCATCAACTTGTTTTTGAAGCTCTTCAATTTCTTCTTCAAGTTTTGCTTTTTCTGCTTGTTTTTCTTCCAATTCTTTTTGGATGTCTTCAAGGCTCTTTTCAACCGTTGAAACTTCTTCTTCAGTTTCAGCACGGTCCAGTTTTTCTGCTTCAATTGCAGAACGGTTGTTCAATTCTTTAATTGCTTCTTCCAATTCAACAACCTTATTTGCTTTTGTGCGCATACGTGCGCCCAGAATCAATGCTTTGTTCATAGATTGTATTTCTCCTTAATTTTCATTTTGCGTTCATTTAACGCTTCACTGTTAGCACGTTTCAGACATTCAAAGTCTTTCTTGCGTGCAGCAATTTCAGTCTGTGGATAGGCCGGGAACGTGCAAGGGCTGACCTCAAAGATTTCAAGCTCTAATACGGTATCAAGATAAGAACCATCTTCACGCTCAATAGTGTCCACCTTGATTGGCATAAATCCAAAACTGCATCCAACAATATCCCCACGCTGTACACGGGCATAGGCTCCCATAGCGTCAGGATCATTCCTGTTGATGATAATGTCACCATAAAGGCCTTTGTCATCAACTTTGAGACTCACTGTGCTGTTCCCTGTGCGTCCTAATACTAGGTTATGATCATGGTTAAACAATGCACGGATATCAGCGTTCTTGATTGCTTCTTCCACTCCTGCACGTTTGATCACTTCAAAATAGCCTGGCCACAGCTCAGTTTCTTCATCGAACCGGATGAAGTAGCCACTCAGAATCAAGTCACCAGATTCTTGTTCTTCTCGTGTCTCAAATTGAGTAGCGATGTATGAATTACGTTTCTTCACTGGCATTTCCTCCTTCCTTGTTTAGTTTGCTCTGATTGCCTAACTCGCCTTGTGGCAGATAGTTTTCGAGAACAATGATTTCATCCATTTCAGGATCCGGAGTCATACCAACCCAATCTCTCCACTCGTTCCTACGCATTGCAGCGCTGTTGGTCATTTGTTGAGCAACCGTTGAAAGCTCTGTAATGTCGTATGAATACAATGAGCGTGGATTGAATTTGAAGTAGCGTGTGGTTGAAGTCAGTAGGTCTCTTGTGAGCGTCTGAGTGATCGTTGTTGCGATGCTCATGATGGTAGTATTCACAAAGTTGTTGTATTCTTCTTTGTTGAAATCTCCCACACCCAACACAAAAGCCGGAACACCTAACATTCCAGCTACTGTCTTCTTATCAATTTCTACTGACTCATTCAAAGCGATGTCATTCAAACTTAATGGCTTCACTTGTTCCACTTCCAGTAAAGCTTCTGGAACAATCCAAGGTTCACCGGACTGGCTTGTGGTCAGATATTTCTTAGCGATTTTCTCACGACCTTCCACTGTTCCAAGTTCATCACTTGATGAATCCACCTTGATAATAAGGCTTGGAATGTTTTTCCCATTCATGAAGCCTTTCTTGGTCTGTGTAGCCATGTTCAAATTGCGAACAATATCTTTCAAAGCAAATCTAAAACCGGTCCCAATATAAGGCCGGTCTGGATCTGGATTGATGGCAAAGTGGACCACTTCATCTGGATTGAAATCAGTGTCCCTAAAATGGATCATGTATGTCAGATCATTACTTTTGAACGACACTTCTGACATTGGGAATGGTCTGAGATTGCTTATGTAGTCAGTCATTGGATTATATTCCACATGTAGGACAGAATTCCCATCACCAAACAAAAGCAAGTCTCTGACAATCTTGAAGATCCATGATTTCCGTGTCATGTGATCACAAGGGTTGATGTCAATCTTACGGGCTAACCCGTCCTTGATTCGTACATCACCGGATTCTGTATTCTCCATGAGCTGGATAGTCATATTTGAAACCATGTCAGCAATTTTATTAACTGCCATGATCACATCTGGATTCCTTGCTAATGGAATATAACCATCGCCATCATACATGATGCCCAAATCTGAATTCCCAAAGCTTGTGAACATCGTCTGAGACTTCCCACGCTTGAAGAGTTTGTCAAAGATTCCCATATTTCTCACCTCCTTTCTATCTAATCAAAGTAAGCCATCACATTCTTATTCTTACCAAGGTTAGCAAGTGCTTGTATACAAGCAAAAACGCTCGCATCAAACAAGTCAATTCTTGCTGTACCGCCATCACCGTCTAACTTCTCATACTGGACAGCGTCATCCACTTTCTCAATGGCTCTGACATTGCTGACACAATACTCATAAGCGTCCGAATGTACATAATAAAATTCTTTATTTTTTACTTTCAATTCAATCCTTCTGAATCCTTCTGACTTCAAGTAGAACAATTGAGGCTGGTCAATCATTTTGAATTTAGCTTGCTTCATTTTGAGCATGAACTCTCTACCAAATTTCCTATCCATACCGACAGCGGCAATTTTGAAGCCTTTCTGTCGCATCTCTATGAACCATTTAACAATGTCATCATAGAGAACTGTTGGAGTGTTACTCATGGTAAGCCATCCATCTGATTGCCACCCAAATAGTGGGATGCCATCATCATTGGCTTTCTTTTGAGCGTTGACACGAGGGAAGAAAGCGTGTGTGATACAAATATCAACATCTTTTTCACCGTCATTGTACACACCATAAAGAGCAGCAGCGGTCAAGTCATGTAGTCTTGAAAGGTCAGCCCCTCCATACCAGCGAATAGGAAGCCTTGCAAGCTCCTCAATAGTCCAGTCATAGCATTCATCACTAGCAATGAATTCATCTGGATTGAAATAAGCGTTCATTGAGTTAGTAAAGACATTCAGTGTCTTGTTGAAAAACTCATTTCTGGTCTGTGGATCATTCAAGGCCTGTTCTGCTTCAGCTCTCAAAGCAGGCATGGACACCGTGACACCCCAAGACGGATTTGCCATCTTCAAAACATTATCATCAAGATAGTCACCAACATCGCCATCCGTTGTCTGATTAGCTTTACAAATAAAGATAAATAAAGCCTCATCCTGTACCAACTGCTTAAGCACTTTCTGACAGTATTTCAAGCGGTTCGCAAGAAATCCAGTAGGAATATCACCAGCCGTTGAGATAACAAAAAGCATACTGTTTCGGTATGCTGACATTGTTTTCTTCATAAGACCATACTTCTTGCTATTCCTCATCGTGTGAGCTTCATCAATGACCGTGACATTGCCATTGAGAGAGTCCAAACGGCTCTCATCGTTGGCCAAAGCCTGAATATAGAATGACCCATCATCTCCAAAATTAGCTGTGATAGAGTGTTCTTGGTTATTGTCTTTGATACGGATAGATTTGTCATTCCATCGTTCCACGTTGAACTTGATGAAATTAAAGGCTTCCAGCGCTTGCTTGACAGAGTTGGCTACGATATAGCATTTTGAACCACTATCGGCATCCAAAATCTGATAAAGCAGAGCAATAGCAGCAGTAAAACTGGTCTTGCCATTTTTCCGTGCCAGCATTATCAAGGCTTCCTTGAACCTACGCTCATTCGTACCAGCGTGATAGAACCCAAAGAGATTGACAACTGTGAAATGTTGCCACGGTTGCAAAATCAAAGGCTTATTACGGATAGACATGGCAAACATGTCATCTCCTTGCTGATGAACAATAGAGTTCTCAATGAAGTGAATTGCAAAATCAACTATATCCTCATCAAGCTCATATGCCGGATTTTCTAAATCCCTCAAAAAGCGTTCAGCAGCCAAAATTCGTTCTTCGTTATGTTCCTCTTGATAGCTCAGGACATAATCAACATAGGCTTTAGCTTTTCCAAGATTGGTTGTAGCGTGGCGAAAATCGGCAAAACGTTTTTCAAAGTCTTTATCCATCTTTCACTCGCCTCTTTTTCAGTTCATTCTTAAACTTCAGAACCTCTGTAAGAACTGATCCATTGTCTTGTTCTACCACTTCACCCAATGATTTAGGATTCATCATCAGTTGATTAGAATAGCTGAGTATGTCTTTCCGTAGAATTTCCATCGCTGTCAGGATGGGGACCTTACGTTCATTCTCAGCTCCTGCCTTGTTCACATAGACATCTGTGACAGGATAGCCCATATCAGCATAGTCCTGAGCAAGTTTCTGATACTGAAATAGCATTCCTGAAAAGATGTCAATGATCATGTCAAATTCTTTACGATAAGTCCCAAGCTCTTTCATCTGTTTGATGACTTTTGACTTGATTGACTTAGCTGTGACTGGTTTTGCCAAAAACTAGGCCTCCTTCCCAAAATCCCTTTAGTTTTTATCCCCTTTTTATCTGGAGGCCTCCGACTTGGAAAAAGTTCCCTTCACCGGTTCCCAGACGCTCGAAAAAAATTTTTTTTGATGGGGGGGATAATCGAAAAATTCAAAAATTGAAAAATTGAAAATTTCGATTTTTACAAAATTTCATTTTTTCGATTTTTGTAAAAATTTAAAAATTCCCTTTTTCGTTTCTTTTGCCAAAAAATTCCTTGACCAATAACTTTATCATTCTTTCTGTCATGAAAAGTATTGTGTCGTTTGTTAGTGAGAGGTAAACAATTCCATTCTTGGAATTCTAGTTCAGGATATTCGGACACTGGAAAAATATGATGAACCATTTCAGCTGGTTCTGATATTCCATATCTCAAACTCTCTTGACATAGATAATTATATTTCCTTAGGATCTTATCTCTGAACTTCTCCCACTTCTTTGTCTTCAAAGAAGGTCTGACAATTTTGTTATACATATAATCCTCCTCACACAAAAAGGACAGACCAAACTGATTGGCTGTCCCTCTCATACTTGAAAGCTATGCTATCATAATATTTTATTTTATGTGAGAAAACAAGAGCTTATTTTCTCATTTTTTCGAATGGTGTACCTTCCCAGCGTACAAGGATTCCTGAAACGGTTGAGCTGAATGTTTCATCTTTACAAATTGAATATCCTACAATCTCATATTTCAAACCCGGATTATTCTTGATGTCCATGTTCAATTCATTTACTGCACTTTTTAATAATGGAATATCTATATATTCCTTTATCATCATACTGTTGTTCATTTCTCTTCCTCAACTTCCTTCGGTCTCAATCCTATAAAATGATATTCCAGTGTTGGGTTCTCGAAAATGTTCCCAATGATTTCAGCTTTATCCAATACATCTGGTTCATAAGGTGAGATACAATCTGGATCCATGACATTCAGACATTCAAGATAGAAACCATTTCCAGAAAGCACTTCTTTTTCTGCATAGTAGCGATACTCTCCGAAGCGGACAATGGCTTTGATGAAATCAATTTGAAGGACATCACCTACATAAATTTCCTTACCTTCTTTGTCATAAGTGCGTGTTGATTGAGTGATGCATTTCAAATCTTTGAAGTGCTTCCATCCACTGCCTTCACAGTATACTACTGGGAAATTAAAGTTTTCATCGTTTTGATCACAATTGCCTACCACTACCCTGTAAAACATTTTTTTGTTTTTTTCGTCCCATGCTCTAAATTTTGTATTCATTCCGTTACCTCCTCTATTTCGATTCCTTCACAATCGAAGACCCAACCGAATCCAGCTTGTTCCAGTTTCTTCTTTGTAAGTTTTGAATATGCTTTACTGCTGTAAAAATAAATTGCATCTTCATCAGGATCTCTCATGATGTATTGACCAGATGCTTTTATTTTCACTTTGTAGCGTTTTTCTTTTTTTAACAATTCAGGATTTTCCCAACGGTTCCCAATTTTTGAGTAGTATTTGAGAATGTCTTTTGTTATGTCTATTCTGGTATTTATTGTAATACCTTCACCAAACCATCTGCAATTATCATGATCATATCTCACAAGAAAAATATATCCTTGTGCGTTGTTTCTCAAAATATCTGCTTCAAATATTTCATTACCGTTTGCATCTTCAAGTCCTGTTGACTGCATAAGTTCTATATCGTCCAATGAAATATTTTTTGGAGCTAAACAAACCTCTTTTATACATCGTTCATTTTTGTCCCATGCTTGAAAATTTAGAATCATTCTTCCGTCTCCTTTGGTGGTTTTGGATAACTCATCCAGAACACTGTATCTTCATAAGTGTTTTCAAATCCAACACCGTTCCCGAAATCAATCCAGATATCAGTGGTTATCTCTTGGGTCTTTGGATTGTATACAAGAACTTCCTCGTCAATTTCTGGAGTTTTACCATCCCAAACAAAATCAAATCCATCCCCAAATATTTCTTTATCGTCTTCATAGATGTCTCTGGTTGTCAATTTATTCCATTCATAAAGTGCCACAGTTATGTCTGATGTCCTTTTTGCAGTAGCCATTTTTCCTCCCCACTTTCACATATCTTATATTTTGTTAAGCTCGCCTTATTTCTGAAATCCTTTTAGGATATGGGTTTCATTCATTTCTCTTTTCTTAGCTTATGCCTAACTCATTATGTTAATGTCGAAAATACAAAAATTAAATAACAAAGTTTCTCAAGGCATCATCTAGTTCAGCTTGTTCAATTCCAATATATCTCAGCGTTATAGCTGGAGATGAGTGATTGAACATCTTCTGTAATGTTCCTACATCCTTTGTTTTGTTGTAGTATTTGTATCCAAATGTTTTGCGCATTGTGTGAGTTCCCACGTTATCAATGCCCAATTCTTCAGCAGCCTCATGAATGATCTGATAGGCTCGTTCACGAGTGATGGCCTTATTCCCTCCTTGCCTGCTCTTAAATAAGAAATGATGGAATGGCTTCCCTTCAACATATTTCCTCATTTCTCGCTTCAACTCTTTTGTCATTCTACGGGAAATCTGTTTGCCAGTTTTTCTCTCTCGTAGTTTGATGTGCCATCCCTGAACATCTTTGACTTTGAGTGTGAGGATGTCACCGACTCGCAAGCCTGTATTTAGACCAGTGATAAATAGCATGTAATACATTTCATTCCATTCTCTCAGATAGTCTTTCATCGCTTGAATGTCATCCGTGTCTTTAATAGGTGAGACCTCTTCCATACGCTTCCACCTCTCTACATTAAAATTGATTTCCATTAGGAATTGGGAGTACAGGAATCGAACCTGCAACCAATTGATTAAAAGTCAATCGCTCTACCATTTGAGCTAACTCCCTAACTACTATCATGAACAAGATTATAGTATTTAATTTTGTGTGAGAATACAATATCTTATATTCTCAATTTAGAGTACGCCTTTCATTCTGGCATACGTTTCCAAGATGCCAGCACGCTTGCGGTAAATTGTAGCATTGCTGACAAATTGCTTTTCTGCGATTTCTTCCCAATCTAGATTGGCTTGTCCCCATCTTAGATAGAAGATGTCAAGCTGTTCGCCTGTCAATTGCTTCTTGAAGGATTCAACAGTCTCTTTGAACAGCTCAAGATTCTTCAGAGTCACATCTGTAGCAAATTTCATCACTGTGTTTTCTGTTGGTTTGCTGATGCCAGACTTACCGCCACCAATAAGATCATCACCGTTCTTTGCCATCAATTCTGCTTTGCGTGTCCAGATTGCCCTGTCAATTCCACGAAAATTGAATAATTCTTGATCAAGGTTAAACAATTCTCTGTTGTTTAATTTCTTCATTCAGTAACCTCTCTTTGATAGATTTCTACTATCCCTTTTCCTTTTAGTCTCTCACAATGAGCAAGAGCTTCATGTCTTGTCTCAAATTCAGCTTCAGTGTATTCAGCTAAATGTTTAGGATCAATCCAGCTTGAATGTCCGTGATACTTTCTTACAACATACATCTTCATTTATTTCTCCTGTTTTTAAAAGCTATCACACTGGCCCAGATCAGACCAGAGAGCCAGACCAGGGCGAGTAGTAGATAGATAAAATTTTGTAAGTCCATTAGTTCTCCTCCAACAATTCGTGATTCTCGTAAATGTTTCCGACAATCTCAAATTCAAAATCTTTATCTGTTATAAGATCTTCAAATGAGAGGTACTCATCTTTCATAAAGTAAAGCAGTGATGAATCAGATGTTTGGAATTTTCCAAAAGTAAAACAGGTTGTCTCTCTTTTGATCTCGACAAAATTGATGCCTTCGGTAGATCCATCTACATATCCTTCATAACAATAATCATCCCATTCATCATTGAATTTTAAAATGTCCCCCTCAAAGATTTCCTCGCCATTCTTATCTTTGAGGCCTGTTGATTGCATGAGGATAACATCTTCCCCGTTTCTCTTATCTTCAAATTTTAATGGAACTGATGTAGAGCCATCACTGAACTTCCCGATGATCTCCTTTCTGACAAATGAAATCATCAGTATTTCATTGATCATTTCTTCCGCTAGCACATACCACGCTCTATACTTTAGAATCATTCTTCCACCTCCTCAAAATTTCTTTGGTTTATTTCTTTTGAAAATAGGATTCTTCTTTTCTTTTTTCTTCTGCTTGTGATATTCACTGTCTTTACTAAAAATAATATCTTCATCTTCAATAAGTTCTCTGATAAAGAAATCGTCTGGAATCATTCTGTTACCTCCTCAACTTCTATGCTTCCTTTAAATATTCGTTAAATACATCTTCATCAAGGACTCCATTCTCGATTAGATTTTCAACTGCGATTTCAATTTTAATCAAACGATTTAATTCCTTGTTTGGCAATGTAGCCATAGTATTTTCTTCCATCACTCCACCTCCTCAATTTTTACTAAAGTTATCCAATGAGTCATCCCTCTTTGCTGGCCAAATTAGGGCTTAAAATGCCTAATATTTAGACTTTTTCCTTTAAAAATTCATTGTAAACCTTGCTAAAAATATCTATTACTAGTTTTTGCGGTATATTAGAACGTTCATTGTATGATTTAGAAAAATTTCCCCATTCAATTTCTTGCTTGATAATGTCGTTCTTTAAACCTAAATATAGATTGCTTGCAAATTTCGTTGGTTTCTGTAATGGGTAATCATAATTGTTATACCTTGTAAGATTTAGGTAAGGTAATTTAAAACCTATGACCTCATCGATATATTTCCATAAGCGACCACTTGCTGGATTTTCAATTACAAAATACATAGGCTTATAACGTTTGATGATTTCAATGGTATTGAAAGCGCATAATTCCCCATTTATTCTCTTCATAAATTGACGATCATATTTGTAATTGATGTAAGCTTCTTCGTAATCTGAAGCGTTTCTTATTGTAAACATGCTCGCTTCTTTCTGAGGAATAAACAGACTGTCTGACAAATCCTCTTGTTTCCAGCAAGCGTTACCTCCAGTCATGGCGCTAGCGTTGCTCCAACTTTCGCAAGGTGGACTTGCTATGATTAGATCTGGCTTTGGTAATTTATCCAGCGTACCAAACAAGGTGTTATCCCCAAATAGGCGACTGTAATCAGCAAGATTCAAATTTATAAAGTGATTATTTCTTTTTTCAATATCTATCCCTATTGGATAAACCTCGATATTGCACAAGCCTTTTTCATTTAGTTCCTTAATCCCTTTTGTATAGCTACCATTTCCACTATCAAAAAGGGCCCATACAATCATTTTATTCAATCCGTACCCCTTTAAGTCTATTCATGTGGCAAATCCTCCTCTTTTACGAATGAGCCATCAATCCATTTACCTTTCCGATCTTTGATTTCGTTATATGCTCCAGTGAAACATTCTAGAAATTCATAACCTAAAATATTGCTGATTGATTTCAAGTAAGCCACAATGCGCACAAGGTTATGGCGACACATTTTTTTACTTGCTAAATCTTGAGATAGCTGGAACTCACTGATATTGGCATTTAGCAGTTTAAAGCAGTCCATTGCTTCTTTTCGCCTAATGTTGTTAGACTCTTCAAAGATGCTCTGTACATCTTCTTTGATCAGCAATGCTAAACCTACAACTACTACAGCACAATCCCCAATGCTGTCTTTTGTTAGTGCTTCATTCTTTTTCAAGAATCCTGCACATAACTCACCAAATTCCTCACTTAATTTTAAGGACTGTTTATCTAGCCGGCCCCCGTTTTCTAGATCTCGATCAATAAACCATTGTTTTACTTTGTTTAAAATTAAATTCTCCATTTTTACCTCTTTCTATTTTTTCACAAGTTTTAAATTGCCAGTATCTTTGCCTTTTTTATTTAAATCTGCATAGAATTTCAATAGCAATTTATCTTTCCCTGTAATTTTGCTTAACTTCTTCAATGAACCAGTACATAAATAACGCCCGTTTTCATAGAGTTTATAATCAGCTAACTCATCAGCATCACCCATGAGAGAGTTCTCTCCGATTTGAAAATATTGGCAAATCAGTTGTATGTGATGTTCATGTACTTTTATTTTGCCAGTTAATAGACTGCTTATTGTATTCATTGAGTAGCCTATTTCTTCGGATAATTTTCTAGCTGTCAAGTTATGGCTTTTCATTAAGAGCTTGAGTTGCTCTTTAAAATGTTCTATCTGATTTTTTGTATAGCCTGCCATGATACATTACAACTCCTTATTCAATTTCTACTGGATAGAATGTACCAAATGACTTTCTTAAAGCATTTCCTACCTGTATGGCAACCCCACGAGATACGAATTTCATGGCTTTAGCTTCCTCTGAAAACGAAACATCTAGGCCAGTTGCCCCAACCACTACAGATTTTATAAATGGTTTTGCTTGTTTTGATCCATGTTTTAAAATAAACATTACTTACCATCCTTTTCTAATTTCTGTAGCATTCTATTTTTTGCCTCTTCTAAAGCTTTTTTCTCTTGATCACTTGTTTGATTGGTATAATTTGGTTTTGACCAATCTGGAACATTTGATTGTTGCTTAGTTGGTTGTCCTTTGGTTTTACTTTCCTGAAACTTCCGTTCTCGTTCATTTACTGCTGCAATTGATAACAATCCATCATTTTTCCAATTTTGCAAAATAGCTCTAATATAGCTAAAATTTCTTTTACCATTATCAGCGGCTAAACTGATAGCTTTTAAGACTACATCTGGTTCCATACCATCAAGAGTGATGAATTCTTTTAAAGTTTCAAATTGGATTCCATCAATTGGTGAAATACGAGACTGATACTCATCTACGATGATTTTGAGTGTATTTTTCTCTAAATCTTTCTCTATATCTATCTCTATTTCTTTCTCTATCTCTATCTCTATCTCTGGTGGATGTTCGTCCGACATTTGTCCGGACAAATGTCCCGACAATAATTTTTGTTTTTCCTTCTCAATTCTTCTGCGATAGTCACGCTTTCTATCGGCTTCCGTGTTCGATTTTCCAATAAATGATTCAATGTCTAGCATAAAAATGGCGCCATTATCCAAAACATCAATTAGGTTCATTTCCTTGAAAATGCTGACAGCTTTTTCTACTACTGCCACAGGATGCCTTGTTATTTTTGAAAGCATTTCAGAATTGAACGGGATTCGATCATTGAACATCAACTTACCATTGTTTTTCAATGACCTCAGATAGAGTTTGATCAAAATGTTAGAGTATAGAAAACCATCTGGCATGCTTTCCAAAATAATCATTTCATCACTGTCATAAAAATTTTCTTTCACTCTCAGATAGTAGTATTTCTTATTATCTGACATTTCATTCCTCCATTCTAGAATGGTAAACCATCATCAGGGATATTCATTTGATTACTCTCAAATGAAGGAGGCATTTGCTCATCCATAGAGTTCCGGTTGGCTGAATTGTCACGCTTTTCTAAGCTTCTGAAACTATCAATAACAACTTCAGTGACATAGACACGTTGACCTTGCTGATTCTCATAATTACGAGTTTGGATATGGCCAGTGATTGCTACCAGATTTCCTTTCTTGATCCAGCTTGCGAAGTTTTCCGCTAATTTTCGCCAAATCACGCAATTGATAAAATCTGCATCATATCCACCATCTTGATTTTTAAAATTTCGATTTACAGCAAGTGTGAATTGTCCAACCGCTTGATCTTGAGGTGTTCGATGTAGTTCTACATCACGAGTTAAGCGCCCGATAAGTACAACATTATTAATCATTTTTACCTCCAATCAATGCATCTGTCTTTGACAATGCCTCTTCTACCTTTTTCGATGTCTCTAGCTGAAGTATTATAGCCTTCTCTTTCTCAATCAACCAATCCATGTGAACCTTTGCTTTCTCCAAATCCTCAATCCCATTTTTTTTGCGATAGCGAAGGAGGTATTTTAGGGTATTACCCAAATGATACCCTGTTAACTGTTCATCATTCATGAAATTGCGATGAACATCAATTGCTTCTATGCCATTCCGGCCCTGGTAATGTTTTGGATTTTTTACATTGTCGTTCATAGTTCAGACATTCCTTTCACTGTTCTTTTTTGATGAATTTCTGACATTCTCTTATTCCACATTTCACGCTGATATTTTGCTGATTTGTAATGCTTCATTTTGGCTTTCTGGCGAACGATTACTTCACGCATCACATAGATTGCAAATCCTGAAAGTAAAATGTATGTTACAAAAGCTACTGCTAAAATAATTTCAATTGTTGTCATTTTCTTCTACCTCTTTTGTTTCTTTTTGCGGGAAAAGTTCCCGGTTGAATTTGTTAATCATCACATCTTGAGCCTTATTGGTCTCTTTGATTTTTTCGATACTTTCGGCCCAATGACCTGTACTTTCAAAGTTCATTTGGACCGCATTTTCTAGATCCTTGATGTGCTGTTCTTGATCGTACACGATTTTCATTGTTGCTCCTGCAAACAATAAGAAAAGTGCGGTAAGTGATAAAACAGTAAACTTTAATTGTTTTAAGCTCATACTCTAATCACCCCATCATTCTTAAAATCCAGAGCCATCTGATGAAGTTTATCTTCAAATTCGTTATCTGGCAGTTTCATCAATTTGGCTTTTTCTTCTACTTTTAATGTCCTATTGGCATCTTGCCAATCCATCAATTTTAGTAATCTTTTAATAGGATCCATTTCTTCTCCTTCAAATTGTGTTATAATTAGTTTATAGTTCTTTCAAAGTGCCTTTCTCAAGGCGCTTTTTTTATTTTTGCAAGCTTCGACAGAATCGCTGAACATCTTCCAAATTATACAGATACTTCCCACCTTTGCCGGACTGTTGAAATTGAAATTTCCCTTGATCACGCCATTCTTCCAGCTTGGTTCTTCCCCAGCCAGTAGATGCTTGCAACTCTTTGATGGACACCCATGTAATCTGTCTGCTTGTTCTGCGTTTAGCTTCTTCCATTGCTTTGATGTTTAGAGATACAAGTTCTTCAAAGAGTTGATTAATATAGTTCTCGTTATGTGTTTGAGTTATTTGATTTAGAATAGGATATTGCATTGTTTTCATCACGTCCTTTCAATTTTTGATATAATAAATATAAAAAACATAAGAGGTTGCTATGCAGAAATTTGATAACAATGAAATTACTTTCCACATATATAACGGTGTTTTTCACTCCAGATCCTTTATTTGTCCTTATTGTAATGGAGTAGCATCCCATGATTGGAGATACACACAAATGGAACATTTTGGCGATGATATATGGGGTATGGATAAAATTAAAGAAAGCAGATATGTAATTTTTGCAAGATGTCAAGGTTGTCTAAAAACTTCCGTTTGGTTAACAGAGAAATTGAAAAATACCCTTTCTGATCCTGGAAGATTTTCAGGAGACGATTCTTCAGAAATTCTTTTGTATCCATTCACTATTCCTGACCTTCCCAAAGCAAATGAAGATATGCCAGAAGATGTCAAGAAAATATACGATGAAGCTTGTCTCGTTTTGAAGGCCTCTCCTAGATCATCTGCTGCCCTTTCTCGGTTAGCAATAGAGAAATTAGTAGATCATTTAGAAGCGGACGGGAATAATTTGAATTCAAAAATTGCTGATCTTGTTTCAAAAGGGTTACCAGTACAAATTCAACAAATGCTTGATAGTGTCAGAGTTATCGGGAACAATGCTGTTCACCCTGGAGAAATAGACCTGTCAGATAATGCTCAACTAGCTTCTTCACTATTGAAATTTATTAATTTAATTGTTGAGAATCAAATCAGCCAACCTAAAAGAATTAATGAAATTTATAATAATTTGCCAGAATCTAACCTAAAATCTATTGAAAGAAGAGATTCATGATTTTTAAACTATTACTCACAGCCCAATAAAGGGCTTTTTTATTTAGTTTCACTCCCGTTACTCCTGTTCAATCAATGGTAGAATGTCATGTTTTCTCAATAGTTCATACAAGAACAGCCGGCCTTTTTGAGTCCATACTGTCTGCATTCTGACCCTACCAGAGATTTCAATCGTCTTGCTATCCGTGTATCCTTTGGCCATGTATTTTCTGTATAGAATCCATTGATTATTAACTTTGTGTTGGATGCCTAGAGAATACAAGAGTTGATTGAATTTAATGGCGCTCATTCCATAGTCAGCAGCTATTTGGGTGATAACCACAGCGGATTTGCTTTCAATAATTAAATCCAAGTAGCGTGCCTGTTCCTGTGCTTGTTCTAACTCAATTTCCAAACGGCTACTTTTTTCACGTTCCTGCTTCAGATCTGTTGCTAATTTGATAATAGTGTCAGGATTTAGCAAGGCTTGTTCAATCATCCTATCTGTCAAGTAGCCCCCGTGTTTCCGTATTGCTGGCAGGACTTCACTTGTAATCCACTTTTTGAACTCTTTCGCTTGTGGTAATTTGCTTGCTAATATTAGAGAATACAGACCTGATTCATTAATGATTATCATATTTCGATTTTGACCTGATGCACTAAATTGGTGCATTAGCTTATCATCATCATCAACATGACTTCTTATTGCGTTGTCTGCTCTTGAATATCCCAAAATATTCGCAACATCTTTTCCAACAAAATAAGGTTCACTGTTTAAGATTATTGTGCGGACCTGTTTTCCGTTAAAATTAAAAATCTCATTCATTTTATTCCTCCATCAAGTCGCTGATTGATACACCAAGATATTTAGCGACCTTATTCAATGTTTGGGAAAGCGGAATGCTCGAATTCCATTTTCTGATGCTTCCATTGCTAAGATCCAGATCTCTTTCTATTCGATAAATAGAAATATTGTTTTCTTTTGCTATTTTTTTAATTTTGTCATATAGCATCTTTTTCTCCTTTCTTTGGAAAATTTTATAAGAAAATTATCTTTTTTATTGACAAATAATAGAAAATATTCTACTATTAGGGTATAGAAAAGAACACTACTAAATAGGTTTTGATATCTACTGTCTTGGCGGACCACGTTGATATTTGTAAAACTTATTTATAGCTTTTAATTTAACTTACAAGAATAGTATAATAGAAAATTTTCCTCTTGTCAACAGATAAAATAGAAAATTTTACATTTTTGTAAGTTTTTTTTAAAAAAAGGAGGAAAAAATGAGTCTACTTGATAGAATCAAGTTATTGGCAGCTACTCATCAAATGACCATGGCTGAACTGGAAAGAAAGCTAGATTTCAGCAATGGTAGTTTAAGAAAATGGGAAACCTCTATGCCTAGCGGTGACAAAATAGAAAAGGTTGCTGATTATTTCAATGTCTCTACAGACTACTTATTGGGAAGAACTGATAACCCGAATATTGCAAACCATGGTGATGCTTCTGCACCATTGGATCTGCGTGATATTGCGGCTCAATCCATGCTGTTTGATGGAAAGCCATTGACCGAAGAAGATATTGATTTCATCACTGCTGTCCTTGAGGCTCATTTAAAAAATAAATAGAGGTACATTATATGACAGTACAAGAGCTTTGTGCCAAAGAAGGTGTGAATCTCTGCTACTTTGACGGAAGTAATTGGCACAGCCCTGGATTTTTCAATCCTGCTCTTAATATTCTAGCCCTGGACATTAATTTGTCGGTGGAAGATCAAAAACAAGTAGCTCTTCATGAATTAGGTCATAAAGAACACACTCCTGTTCAATATGAATTGAATAGAGAGCTTTGCGAATTACAAGCTGATAGAAGCATGATTCATCATTTGCTTGAAGAAGAATTGAAGCTAATGGATGATATTAGGGATTTTAATTATCTTCATTTTATGGAAAAATACAGTCTGAAGACCATCGCAAATGAAACGATGGTTAAAGACGAGTTTAATTCACTAATTAGTTAAATAGGAGGATCTAATGAAAAAAAGTAAGCCTTTTTATAAACAAGTTTGGTTTATAATATTTATTATTTTGGTTGTTATTGGCGGTATAAGCTCTCTAACTAAACCAAAATCAAAAACTACAAGTAGTGCAGAAAAGTCTGCTACTATTAAAAACAACACTTTTAAAATGACGGATAAGCTTGGGGAAAAGTTCGCAATTTATTTACGAGAAAATGCGGAAGTCTTGGACAATGGTGATAAAATCGAATTTGTTACAGGTGGAAATGCTACTGCTGTTTCTGTCCGTGTTGGAGAATCGTGGAGTGCTGAAAGTACAAGTCGTAAAATCTATCTTGCTAATTCATTTCTTAAACAAAAAAATGAGCTGTTTAAAAAATGGGCAAAAGAAAACAACTATAAAATTAACCCAGAGAAAGATACTCCTGAATTAATAGTTAAAGTTTCTGATGCAGATAAAACAACAATTGCTCAAGAGCATGGTGGCAAGATGAAGATACTTAATAATTAAGTAAGAAAAAAATCCCCACACTCGCCTTCGCCAAAAATTGAGTGTGAGGATTACAGTGTAAGAAAAGCCATTCAAAAGGTCTTTTTCTTATGCCCATTTTATCAAGAAATGAGGTAAAACGCAATGGAAATAAAATCTTATAAAAAGAAGAATGGTGATACAGCCTACGGATTTAGGATCTATGTAGGTAAAGAAAACGGAAAAGATAAGTATGTCAAGCGTCAAGGATTTCCAACCAAAGCAAAGGCACGGGCGGCACTCTTACAACTTCAGGACGATTTGGAAAATGGGGAACAATCCCAAAAAGACATCACATTTGAGGAAATCGCAAAGAAATGGCTCAAAGAGTACGCTGATACCGTTCAGGATAGCACTTACATCAAGACTGAAAGAAATATCAAAAATCACATCTATCCTGTTTTTGGTAGTCAAAAAATAGCTTCCATCACTCCTCTTCAATTGCAGGAACAGGTCAATGAATGGTCCAGAAAATTGGTGTATGGGCGGAAGTTGAAAGGGTTAATGAATAATATTTTCAAATATGCCATCCGTTATGGTTATATTTCAACCAATCCTGTTGATAGTGTCACCACTC